TCCAGTTATTGCTTATGATTTCGCTGAATTAGGTGCTCCAAGTTCTTTATCAAAAGGAAAATGGACATATTTCGAAGAATCATTTGAAGATGTATTTATTTTTAATAAAAAACATAATGCTATTCAATTCTATATTGAACAAACTGCTTAGGAGTTGATGTTGTATGAGCAATTATGCAGATATAACTTATTACCAAAATACCTATAAAGGTACGGCAATTCCTAAAGAGGAAATTGAAAAGAAATTAAAAGAAGCAAGTATGCATATTGATACTTTAACTTATAATCGTATAGTTGGAAGAGGTTTTGAAAATTTAACAAAATTCCAACAAGGTATTATACAAGAAGTCGTATGCAAACTTGCTGACTTTGAATATGAAAATGAAGATTTATTAAAATCAATGTTATCTAGTTATGCAATAAATGGTGTATCTATGAGTTTTGGAGAAAATTGGAATGTCCAAATTCAAAATGGTGTTGCTATACCAAAAGATTATTATTGCTTATTAGGACAAACAGGATTAACTTGTAGAAATTTGAGGTGTTAAGTATGGTTTATCCACAATTAGTTAGAAAAAAAGAATGTAAAACAGATATTCATGTTGTTTTATATGCTGAAGGAACAACAGAAGATGGCGAGCCAATAATTGCATTTGAAGACGATCTAAAATGCAATTATCAAGATAAAGCTAAAAGAGTATTAACTGCAGAAAAAGTTTTAGTACAATTAACTGCAAAAGCATACTTTGTTGGCGATATTGCTCCAAATCTACCTGTTATTTCTGGTGGAAATATAACTATATTTGGAGAAACAAGACAAATATACCAAGGAACAAAAGCAAGAAATCCTGATGGAAGTGTTAATTATACTGAATTGGAGATTATGTAATGAAAGTAGTAACTTCAAGAGTAAAATTAAACACTCCTAAAATAAAGCAATTAACCAAGGCAACTACAACAGCATTAGAAAAGACAATGAGTGCTTTACATACTGAAGTAGTAAAAGCCCAGGTAATGCCGTTTGATACTGGAAATATGCAAAATGATAATACATATGAAGATTATTCAAAAAGTAGCAAAGGACAAGTAAGTTTAATAACTTCTACACCTTATGCTAGAAGAATGTATTATCATCCTGAATATAATTTCCAAACAACAGAAAATCCAAATGCTCAAGGTAACTGGTATGAGTCGTGGATAAGTGGAAAAAACAAAAATTTTTGTAAAAATGCATTTTCACAATTTTATAAAAAGGAGGCAGGTTTATAATGATAAAACTGTTAGGATTAGCAGATATAAGAGATTGGATAAAAACTCTAAATTATACTGCTTCAGAGAATTGTTATATAGGTAAATTGGATAATAAAAAAGATAAATCCATAGGAGTATATCAATTAAAAACTAGCAACGAATCTAATGTTGCAATAGGTGGAATTGATAATACAAAAACAATGGAAAAATCAGTTAGTATTCTAATTCATTGGAACACTAATGCGAAAGAAACAGAACAAAAAGCATATGAGATTTATAATAAGTTTTTAAATGCAAAAGAATTTGTTATAAATGAAATAAAAGTAAATTATATAAAGTTGCTAGTGCCTGAACCAGTAGATGTTGGAACTGATAGTAAAAACATTTATGAAAGGGTTATTCAAGCAACTTTTTATTATGAAAAAAAGGAGGAATAGCCAATGGCAACTGTACAAAGTGGAGTATATCCAGTATTTGATAATGTATTTAAAATTGGAATAAGTGGAAAAGAATCTACAGAAGAAAATATGAAAACAATTGCAGATTGTGAAACATTTTCTTTGTCAATGGATAATAATGTAGAAGAATGGACACCTATGACAACAGAAGGTTGGATAAGAAGAATGCAAACAGGTAAAGGTTTCTCTATCAGTATTTCAGGTAAAAGAAATGTTGGAGATGAAGGTAATGACTATGTTGCATCAAAATTATTTGCAACTGGACAAGATGTTGAATCTGTATTTGAATGGGTATTCGCAGATGGTACAACTGTAAAATTCGATTGCTTAATATCAGTAAGCAATGCAGGTACAGGAGACAGCACAAATGTAGCACCTTTAGAATTTGAGGTTATGTCAAATGGAAAACCAACTGTAACACCAGCAGGATAAAAAACGCCTCAGTAGTTATCTACTGGGGCAATTTTTTTTTATAAAAAATAACAAATGGAGGGATTTTAAATGTCAGTTATTGATATTAGTTCAAAATTAGGAAAAGAGAAAAGAACAATAAAATTAGCAGAAGGAAAAGAATTTGAAGTTGATAATAGTGCAGATACTTATTTGATAGTTCAAGAAAAATTAAAAAATCAAGATTTTTCAATCAGTAGTATGTACGAAATGATTGAAGTTTTAATGGGTAAAGAAGCATTAAAAGAAATAAAAGATATGAAATTAACCATAGACGGATTAAGGTCTGTTATTATAGCAATTTCAGCAATTGTAAGTGAAGTGGAGTTCGAAGAGATGGAGAAACGATTTCAATAATATAACTACTTACGAAACTTATTATGATTTATTTGAAGATTGGGACTTAATAGAAAGTTCATTTGCTCAACAATATGGAATTAGATTAAGAAAGCAAATGCAAGATATGGAATGGGGGGAATTTACAAGCCTTTTATCAGGTTTAAATAGTGAAACACCACTAGGAAATATTGTAAGAATCAGAAGCGAAAAAGATCCAGAGACATTAAAGAAATTCACAGCAGAGGAAAGAAAAATAAGAAGCAAATGGCTTAATAAGACCGCTTCTCAAATAACTGAAGAAAACTATAAACAGGCAATGGAAAACATAAAAAATATGTTTAAAACTATGGCTGAAAAAGGTAGGTGAGATAATTGAGTACAAATGTAGGAGAAATAGATTTAAGTTTGATACTTAATAGCGATAAATTTAATTCGCAATTAAAAAATGTAGATTCACAAGCAAATACAGCATCTTCTAAAATCTCATCAACATTGTCTAAAATAGGTAAAGCTGTGGCAGTAGCTTTTTCTGTTACTGCAATAGTTAAATTTGGAAAAGAATGTTTAAATGTAGCAACTGAAACTTCTAATGCGTGGATAGGATTAAATTCCATACTTACAGGACAAGGAAAGAGTTTTGAGCAAGCCAAAAGCTTCATAAATGATTATATTTCTGATGGATTAGTACCACTTAATAATGCTGTAACAGCATATAAAAATTTAGCAGCGAGAGGATATAGTTCAGAGCAAATAGAAAAAACAATGACAGCTTTGAAGAATAGTGCAACATTTGGAAGGCAGAGTACATATAGTTTAGGCGAAGCAGTACAAACTGCATCAGAAGGTTTGAAAAATGAAAACAGTATATTAGTTGATAATGCAGGTGTAACAAAAAATGTGGCAAAGATGTGGGAAGACTATGCAAAATCAATAGGAAAAACAACAAATCAATTAACACAGCAAGAAAAAATACAAGCAGAAGTAAATGGCATCCTGGAAGAAACAAAATTTCAAAGCAATGATGCTGCAGTATATACAAGTACTTATTCAGGAAAGCTAGCAATGCTTTCACAAGCTTTTACTAATATGAAAACTGCAATCGGTAATGTGATCCAACCAATAGCAAAACTATTTATTCCAATTATTACATCTGCAGTAAATGCTGTAACAAGGTTATTTACAGCACTTTCTGGTGTAATGTCTTTGTTTGGGTTACAAGCTGATAGTGTAGAAACTGTTTCAAATGGAATAGGAGATATTGCTACAAATGCAGAGGATGCTTCATCAGCAATAAGTGGAGCAGGAGATAGTGCAAAGAAAACAGCAAAACAATTAAATAATTTAGCAAGTTTTGATAATTTGAATGTATTACCGCAAGAAAGCGATACATCTAGCAGTTCAGGTGGTGGAAGTACTGGTGGTGCTTCTGGTTTAACTGATTCATTAGATGTAACAAGCACAGTAAAAGAAGATACAACAGCTTTTAATGGACTTATAGATAGAGTAAAAGAATTGGCAAATATATTCAAAAATGGATTTGATATAAGTTTTGGAGACACAAACTTTGATGGAATAGTATCACATTTGAATAATATAAAAGAAACAATAATTGAAATATGGACTGATCCAGAAGTAACAAATTCAGCAAATAACTGGGTAAATACTTTATCTTACGCATTAGGTCAAGCAGTAGGAAGTGTTGCAAGAATTGGAACAAATATTGCTGAAGTTTTTGTGGGAAGTGTTGATGAGTATTTATCACAAAATGTTGAAAGAATAAAATCTTTTATAACAAATATGTTTAATATTTCAAGTAAAGATATTGCATTAACAGGGAACTTATGGCAAGCATTAGGAGAAATATCTGATGTATTTAAAGGAGATACAGCTAAACAAATTGGTGCAGATATAATTGCTATGTTTTCAAATCCTTTTATGAGTGTAATAGAAGTATGTACAAAGTTTGTAACAGATTTAAAAGCAGTATTTATACAACCAATTATTGATAATACAGATAGGATAAAACAAACATTTGAAAACTTGTTACAACCAATTCAAACAGTAACAGGAACTTTAGCTGAAGCTTTTACTTATGTTGGTGATAAATGGAATGAAGTATATGATACACATATAAAACCTTTAATGGATAGTTTAAAGACAGGCTTAAGTGATACTTTTGGTAAGTTTTTAGATGTCTACAATCAATATGTAGTTCCTGTATTAGATAATATAGCAAACAAATTCAATGAATTATGGAATACACATTTAAAACCATTTGTTGATAATGTTGCAGCACTTGTAGGAAGTATAGCAGATGCAATTACAGCTTTATGGAATAATGTGTTAAAGCCTGTAATTGATTGGATAATTGCAAATGTTATTCCAGTATTAACACCAATAATAGAAAGCATATGGAATACAATATCATCTGTATTCGGTGCAATTGCTGATACAATAGGTGGAATTATACAAACATTAAGAGGTTTAATAGACTTTGTTGTAGGAATCTTTACAGGAGACTGGAATAAAGCATGGGAAGGAATAAAAACTTTCTTCTCTGGAATATGGAATGCCATTAAAGGAATTGTATCTACAGTATGGAACGCAATTAAAGGTGTTATAGAAACTGTTATAAATACTAT